ACAACTGTTGCATTGTCTCGCCCGGCTGTAGTTTAGCTTCTTCTGTAGAGAAGGGAGAAAACGTTTGCTTTAGTTCGTCTACAGCTTCATCAGCGGCAGGGTCTAGATTAAAGTGTACAGACTCAGCTACACCTTCAGGTAAGGTTGTAGGGTCTACATTAATAGGGAACTTATTGTTACCGAATAGTACATCGACTATTTGACCGTAAGCGGCTAGGGTCTTTGTCTTAGTTACTTTTACGAATACACGAGATCTTTCAGCTTCAGTAAACTGTACATCAGGACTATATAATCCTCTGTAGTTTCTGTAAGACTTCATCCATCTGTCTTCGTCTACACGTCTTGCGTCTTCCGCTTTAGAGAAGCGTTCATTTATAAAGCCTATAATATTACCTACAGAAGGATCTGACTCTAAGTCCTTCTTCTTTACATCTTCAATGTATGAAGAATCCGCAGATTCAATATTCTCTTCGTAGTCGTCTTCAAAATCATTAGGGTTCATACTTAATATCCAAATGTAGGATCAGACGATTGGAAGCCTGATCTTGATGTTGCAGGGTCATAGTCAAATAAAGAACTACGAGGTCTGGTCATTATACCATATCTTAAAGCGTCATACAGGTGATCTTCAGCGTGTGTATCAACGTCTTCTGGGTTGCGTTTATCTAGCGGTATGCTAGGTAGCTGAGCTACAAGGTTAGTACAATTATTAAAGATAACTAGTCTAGGTTGTTCAGTAAACTCATCTATCTGTAAGCGTCTGTGTATTTCGTTCTTACCTGCTATACGTGACCCTTTAGATCTATCTGAAGGCCTCCATCTACAGCCTTTCATTATCATCTGCTCTGCAAGGCTAGGCCCTGTATCGCCTCGTTTGTGCCACAAGGATGAGTCTAATACGCCATACCTTATAGTACCATCGCCTGACTCAACATCTAATATCATATCAGCTAAGTCTGTAGCTGTAACTTTAGAGCAATACATCTCTCTGTAAACAACTAGCTGTTCGTCTGGTGCTACAGCAAACCATACAACACCAGTATAACTACCGTAACCATAATCGCAAGCCCTAAACTTAGCCCAACTATTAGGTATATCGTAAGGAGCTACTACGTGTACCTTTCGGTTAAACTCAGGGAAAGCCGCACCTTCATTAATATCCCAGTCACCCTCTAGTAACTGCTTACGCTGATGTTCAGGTAGAGACAAAAGCATTGCTTCATAATCGCCACTATCAGCTAAGTAAGGATTGTCAAACAAACTAGCAGGAATAAACTTGCGTTTGAATAACGGCTCACCTTCTCTGCTATGCCCTTTAGGATAAGAAAGAGTCTCTCCTGTTTCTATGTCTGTAGCCCAGAACGGGTCATTAGGCGTAGAAGGATCAATAAACATCTTCTTGACCCAAGAATGTCCCGGCCCTCCGGGGTTTGTGGTAGCCCTCATGTACAAACCTAATTCAGGTGATGCACTACGTAAACGTGAACGCATATAATTCCACGCATAGGGACTGTTCCATTGAGTCAACTCATCGAATGCTACATAGTTAAACGCCTGTCCTTGGTAACGCATAACGTCTGTATCTTTATCTAAGTAAGACATCCATAGTCTACCACCTTGAGGTGTAGTCCATTGAGACTTTCTCTCTGACCACTTGATACCCGGAATAGCTTTAGGGTACAACTCTTGGCTTTTCTGTATAAGTTCACGTAACTCTTCTGTTGTGTGACGTACAAGTAGACCACTAAAGTCTTTATGGTTTAGGTTACGAAGAGGATCTGCTAGTGTGGCATAGCTCTTCCCACCTCCGGCTGCCCCTCCATATAGTACCTCTCTCTCACTAGCCGCTAGATATTGTGTCTGTGGGCCGGGATTGGGTTGAAATACTACTTCTTGGGCATATTCTACATCGAATGGGGCTGGTGCTACTTGTGCTGGTACAGTGTGTACAGGCTCTTGCTCAACTATCTTCGTCGTAGGTGTAGTAACCGAGTCTTTCTTTTTCGAGGGCTTCGTACTGCGCTTTCGTTTCTTCGAGCCAGAGGGCAAGCTTGCGTTTAATTTTAGCAAGTGACTTACGTTTTCTTTCGACATCTATACGCTTCTTGAGTCCATCATGAGTTATTTTTCTACCCGACTGTGTGGTTAACCAAGCAGATACTTCTCGGTAACTGTATTGCTTTAAGTGTTTCTTTGCAAGTTCTAATAACTCTAACTCTGTAGCAATAGGCTCTAACCACCTGTCATCCTCTGGATCTATACGATATCCGAAGGGTACAGTTCGTTTAGATAATCGTGGGATTCGTTCCCATCTTTTAATGTGAGAGGGCTTTGGTAGCATCCAATAGCCCAATTCAGTTTTCTGAAAGTCAGTCTTATGTTTCATCGCCTTGTGAGGAATCCTTTGGTGGTAATATAAATAGACCTCCGCTAGACTCTACTGCAACTTTCTCAGTCTTCACTAAGCCAGAACGGTCAAGAACCTGACCTGCAGCTATCATCCTTTCCTTAACACCTAGCTGTGTAGGGTCATCTAAAGCTGAGCCATAAGCTATAGCCGCCTTCGGGCCTAGACTAGACATATACTCTTTAGTAGCATCAAAGATTTCATCCTTCAGTGCTAGTCTGATAGACCTAGTAGGTGTTGTATTACTGTAACCTGCTAATCGTTTAGCCACAGCTGCATCTCCGGAAGCCTCTTCAAATAAGACTTCCAGAAACTTTTTTTGGTTCTCTGTAAGATTACGAGCCATTCATTCTCCGTCTGATATCATATCTTGCGATACCTATATCTTTTAGTTCTCTATCTGTTAGATGTGTAAGTAACCACAAATCAGCCCTAGCTTGTTGTGATCTTTGTATTGACTTGTGTATTGATTTGAGTCTTTTTGAAAATGTCTTAAACATGTATATTCTCCAGTATGATACTACAAACTATTTGTAGCTTTCTGGAGTATAGTTATACATATATAGTTATATCACACTATTGCTGATATTGCAACCCCGTTATGTATTACCGGTTAGGGCTATAGAACTCTCTACAAGATATTAAAGCTTCTATAGTATTAGTAGTCTCGCCATAGGCAAGAATCTTATCCCCAGCATGTAAATGTAATACACCATTGCCGAATACATTTTCTGCTGAGTTCCCTGAGATAGTGTGGTTTTTAAGTACATAATGATAGGTAGTATCGTCTTGGTGGTAAAACTGTAGATACACTTTCTTTGATGAGTTATTATTGTTAGCTAAATGTAATAGGTCTACAGTAGCATCATGTAAAGGAGGACAAGTATATATAACAGTAGCGTTAGCACCCGTAGTAGTAGATGCTATCGTTACTGCTTCTGTAGCTGTAGAGTAAGATGTCTCAACCATCTATTTTCCTGTATAAGATGCACCGCACTTAGCCATGCCGCCTTTGTTGTAACCCATTTTCTTAGCTACTTTAGGTGCGGCTTTCTTTAAGGCCTTCATACCTTTAGTCATACCGCCGTGCTTATAGCCTGACTTTTTCTTCTTCATGTCTGAATCTTTCATCATTGTGCCATCTGGCATTCTATGATAACCTTTTTTCATTGTGAGTCCACCCTCTGATGCTCTAAACTTTGCAGTCTTCTCTGCAATTTTCTTTGGTTGTTTTACGAATTGTTTACCTGCGGCTGTGCCTTTACGTTTAGCCGCAGTAGTAGCCGCATACTCTGATGCAGTCAAAGCTTCTCTTGCTTTTTTAGGGAGGTAACGTTCTCCGGTCTTGCCACTGGGCTTACCACTCTTCGTTCCCCACTTCTCTTTCGTCCACTTCTTGAGTGATTTCTGTGGGGCTTTCATGACTTCTTGTAACCTCCACCTGCCGCTTTATATTGTTTAGCTAACATCTGAGCTTTACGTGCAGACCACTGACCTGCGTTACCGCCACTAGTTCCTGCTTTAATTTTGTTAAACAATTTCTTACGCATTGTTGGTTTAGTGTAGTTACCTGATGCATTGACAGTCATTTAAGATCCTTTTACCCATTTCTTAGAAGGAGACTTAGTTTTGCTACTGCTCCACTTTACCTTGTCTGCCCAGTAAGCCGCAGACATTTTACCCTTCTTGATGTTCTTAGCGTGACGACTCTTGAAAGCCTCACGTTGTCCGGCAGTTTGGTTTGTCTTTACGCCCTTCTGTCCAAACTTAATATATTTGTACTTACCACCCTCAGAAGCCATAACGTGATGAGACTTACCTGAAGAGTCATTAAGACGTTGAGGTTTGTTTACACCCTTAAGACCTACGGCCTTCATCTTATTCTTTACTCGCTCAGGTATCGCCATTATATCATCTTCAATGCTTGCTCTAGTGTCTCTTTGTTTCTTCTAGTCCAGCCACGACCAAATGTCTTGAACGTATCTAAGCCTTCATAGAAGCCTTGCCTTACGTGATACACATAATCAATAATATACTTAGGGTCTTTCTCTAATATAAGACCTAATGTCTGTGGCCCTATAGCTCCATCTGCTGTAGCTCCTACTGCACGTTGAATAGCCTTAGCTGGTCTACCTGATCCGGAGTTAACCGCCCAGTCAAACGCACACCAATCTACACCTGAAGGTAAATTATCGCCTTTAACTCTATCCCAGTAGTTCTTCTTGTAGATCGGGCCTACATCTTCTGGCGTTAAGTCACGCATCTCTTCTTCAGTAGACTCTCGGCCTATCCATTCGTCGTATACTCTCTTAGTTACACCAAGGTTAGTCATGCCACCGGGGTCTTTGGGGTGATTTACGAATCCTCCCTCGTGTTCCAGTAACATGTGTAGACAATCATCAAAGTTTTGTTTCATTATTTCTTCCCACCGAAGTATTTACTTACACCACGCATACCAATACTGGCACTAACGATCCCACCCAAAGAGTATTGATACCAGTCAGGCATAATCTCTAAGGCTTCGAACCCTGCGTGTACTATATCGTTACCCCACTGACCACAAAATGCTAAGATTAACGGAATCGAGAACAGTAAAGTTATCCATTCGTCTTTCCAGCTATTCTGTGTAGCTTTCATAGCCTCTATATCCCAGTCAATCTCACCGGTGGCTATCTTCATCTTAGTTTCAGCTTCTGCTTTCTTGACTGCAGTCTTGCCTTCTATCATTGTACCAGCTAGATTAGCTACTTGACCGATTAGGTTTAAGCCCATCATCCGTTGTTACCTTTCACTTCTTTCTTGCTCATGTTAGTGACTCCAAAGAACACACCAACTATACCAGCTACAGATAAAAAGTAGATAGATGCCATAGATCCTATAATATCTGCGGCTTGGTTAGCCCCTACAATGCTACAAAGTAACACTAAGAAAGGGTAAGCTAACATTCCAACTAAACAGAACCACGCCATGCGTCTCTGAGCATCTCTCTGACTGTCTTCATCATCGAGTCGCCTACGTCTGTCTTCTAGTTCTAAGGCTTCCCACTCAGATTTGTCTATAGTGCCGCTTTTGTCTACGTCAACTTCATCAAAACTAGTCATTCTTCCCAGTCTCTCTTCCTGTTTGGATCGAGTACATCTCTTTTGTTTAACATACCCTCTAGATACATAGCTCGTTCTACTCTGTCTAAAGTATATCTTACTCCGGTGTCACCTTCGATGGCAGTACGGACATAAAATACGTCACTCTTAGGGATATGAACTCGTGTTAATGCACGAGAGTCTTTGTTAGCTAACGCATCGTAGAACTCTTCAAGTACATTTTCACTTGCGTATAGTTTTATTCGTTTTGTCATTATTGTCAATACATATTTAAGATAAAATTGTACCGCAAACTAAATGAAAGTTTATACTACTATCAAGAGAGAGGAGACAAATGAGGAGACTTAACAATAATACAGTCTATCAAGTAGTCTACGGTACTTTAGTTACACTATGAGTTATAACTTCTTTAACAGTTAAGTCGTTTAATGTCTTAACCTTGTACAAATTATTATATACTACTCTAAATATGGTGTCAACACCTAAGTTTAACTATACGTGACACTTTTCCTAAGTCCAAGAACTAATATGCAACAGTGTTAGTTAAACTTTATAGTAAGATATTTTTTTATTGTAACTTTATATTGTAACTTATAGTTTAACTACGCTTCCCTGCGGTCAGTTATAACCATTTTTGTGCCTATGTCAACCCCCTCTTCACGATATGTTACAGTTTGTAACACTTTGTGTACAGCTTTGGGCCATTCTAAAATCCACTTCTGTGTAGGAGTACATATACGTATACGGGTAGATGGGGGGTGGCCCTCGCCGGGGTAGGCATTATGAGGCATGATATGCGCTATAAGGCACGCTTGCTAGGCTTAAGCCCTTGAAAACGTTACACTTTTATACGGATTATCTATCCGGATATGCCTATAATGCCCAGATTATGCATGACATTAGGCAGGAGGGCATAAAAAGCAAAGCTTCATG